TCTGATGCTGCGGTTCAATTTAATATAACATTTGGAAATTCTGATGGATCAGGATCTTTATTATTCAATGCAGGTATTGATGGAAAGTCTCCTACTTCTACTATTTTTGGTCAATTCCAAAATATTGTATTAGGTGATGAATCTAATACCTTTACATTTGGGGATATAACTCCTGTTACTCAAAGTTTCTATGCTTTAACTATTGAAAGAGCTAGATATAAAGAAAAACTTTTCCCTGGAACTTTAAATTTACAAATAGCTTCAGCTTCTTCTATTATTCAAATAACTGATAATTCAAATGATGTTTCAGTCCAAACATTTAATGAAGCTGGTAGAGTATTTCAATTAGTATCAGGGAGTAATGGTTCAGCTATCACTTTAGCAAACTCAGCTTTGGGTGCTTCTTTAAAAGGTCAAACTGTATCAGGTTCTTATGGTTATTTTTTACCTGATATTGGTACTATTTTATTAAATGCTTCTGCCTTAGACTTACCTTTTGATAGTGGGGGGGTAGATTTAGGAACGGATTATACTTCTAATACAGATGCTCAAAACCCTGCTAAATTATTTACATCAATCTCAGGGGCGGCTAATTTTACTCTAAATTCAGAAGAAACAATTACTTCTGATTATATATTTGTAAGAGCTAGAAACGCTGAATTCAATTATTCAGAAAATCCTTCTTTTATTACAGGATCAACAGGTGCAGTTTTATATTCTGATTTTATAAATGCTCCTGAAGTATTTGCTACTACTATAGGACTTTATAATGATAATAATGAATTATTAGCTACTGCTAAATTAAGTAGACCTTTAAAGAAAAACTTTACCAAAGAAGCCTTAATCCGTGTGAAGCTCGATTTTTGATGAATGAGTACTTATAAAAAACTTACTTCTAAAGATGTTATTATAACTCCATTTGAGGTTAATAAGAGTTTTTCCTTTTCAGGAAGTGCTATTACTGCTTCAGATGTGGGGATTGATAGTTTTATTGGATATAATATACCAAGTTCAATATTATTTGTTTCTGATTCATCTCCTACTACAGGTTTAACAAATGAGCAATTATTCTCTAGACTTGTATATAATAACATTAAACAAGTTTATTATGGGAATTATTTATCAGGATCAAATTTATATGGTTATATCTCAAATGCTGCTACTGCTTCATTTAATACTGATGGGACTATAACTGGGCTAGTTTATACTACGAATTATTATGATTATATAGAAAATACAATTTATAATCCTACTGGATCGGGAGTTTTCCCTTCAGATTACCCTAGAGGAACTATAAAACCTGATCCTAATATTTTTAATACAGCTTCAGTAATTTCTATTCCTAAAAAATTATTTGGGGATAATATAGTTCCTAGTTCTTTTTCTTATAGAAATAACAATGGAATTTTTTTATATGATGATAGTCAAGGAAATATTTACGCTAATAATCTAACTAGTTCTACTGATTTAACTTCTTCTCTAGGAAATATATTTTACAGACAAGGTATAATTACAGCATTTGTAGTTGATTCTCTCTCAGATTATTTTCCTTCTTCAGGAATGTTAACTATTTCTAATCTAGAAGATGCTCAGATATCATTTTCTTCTTCTTTAACTTTATATGAAACTCAATATAAATGTACCATTAGAGAAAATGAATTTAATTATTCAATGAATCCTACTCTGTTAGTAAGTGGGGGATTAGACCAAATAATAAATGGTAAGGCTACTTATCAAGATTTTGCTACTGGTTCAGATTTTTCCCCGTATGTAACTACAGTAGGATTATATGATGAGGATCAAAATTTATTAGCTGTGGGGAAATTAGCTAAACCTTTACCTACTTCCCAAACAACAGATACAACAATAATAATAAACTTAGATTTAAATTAAATTATGTGGTTATATAAAGACAAAATTATTGAAACTATAGAAGATTTTCCTAAAGATACTTTTGGTTTTGTGTATGAAGTTACTCATCTACCCACAGGAAAAAAATACTTAGGAAAAAAAGTTTTAACTTTTAACCATAAAAAAGCCTTAACTAAAAAAGAGTTAGCTGAATATGCAGGACCAGGAAGAAAACCTAAATGGAAAAGAGTAGAAAAAGAAAGTGATTGGAAAACTTATTATGGTTCTCAAGAAAATATTAAAAATTTAGTTAAAGAAGGTAAATCTTCAGATTTTAAAAGAGAGATTCTATTTTTAGCTTCTGATAAGAAAACATTAACATATCTAGAAACAAAAATGTTATTTTTAAAAGAAGTTTTAGAAAAAGATGAATATTTAAATAGTAATATTTTAGGGAGCTTTTATAGAAAAGACTTTGAATAACTTAGTTTGGATTACCAGTTTCTCTTTATTATTATTAAGACATGGTTAATCATCTTTTAGTTGAAGTTGTAAATAAGGTTTTAGGGCAAAGCAAACCTACATCAAATAACAATTACGCTTACCATTGTCCTTTTTGCCATCACAAAAAACCTAAATTAGAAATTAATTTTTCCATGGAAAATAACAAGGGAAAAAACCCTTGGCATTGTTGGACGTGTAATGAAAGAGGAAATTCTTTAAAAACTTTATTCAAGAAAGTCAACGCTTCTTCTGATCTTTTTTCAGAAATTGAAAAATTAGGAGTTACTATTCAAAAATCAGATAACCAACCTAAATCTTATATAAGATTACCTGAGGAATTTATTTCTTTTTCTAAATTAGAAAATAAGACAATTGAAGCCAGACATGCTTTATCATATTTAAAAAAGCGAGGTTTGTCTAAAGAAGACATTATAAAGTTTAATATAGGTTATTGTGAACAAGGGAAATATCAAAATATGATAATCATACCCTCATATGATAAAAATGGTATATTAAATTATTTTACCGCCCGAAATTTCTCTTCATCATCATCTAAAAAATATTCTAATCCTCCTTTTTCTAGAGATATTATAGCTTTAGAATCTACTATAAATTTTGATTTACCTATAATATTATGTGAGGGAATGTTTGATGCTATTGCTATTAAAAGAAATGCAATTCCTTTATTAGGAAAAAATATTCAATCTAATTTAATGAAAAAATTAGTTGAATCTAGAGTTGAAAAAATATACTTAGCTCTTGATCAAGATGCGATAAATGCTACTTTAAGTCATTGTGAAATGTTGTTGAATGAAGGGAAAAAAGTGTATATTATTGATATGGATGGGAAAGACCCATCAGAAATGGGTTTTGAACATTTTACTAAAATTGCTCAACATGCAAAACCTGTTACTTTTTCTAATCTATTTGAGCGAAAGTTAAGTTTATTATGAATAATAAAAATTACAAAAGGATATTAGAAGTATCTAAGGATCACAAACAAATAACTTTACCTGATTCTAGATATTATCAAAGAAATGGAGAATATTATCCTTCAGTAACTTATGTTTTAGGTTATTATCCTAAAGGTAAACATTTTGAAGATTGGTTAAAAAGAGTAGGATTTTCAGCTGATTATATTGTTAAAAGAGCATCTGAAGAAGGTACTCAAGTACATAATTTAATTGAAGATTATTTAAATGAAAAAGAATTAAACTTCTTATCCTCTACAGGAAAACCCTTATATAATCCTGGTGTATGGCAGATGTTTTTAAGATTTGTAGAATGGTGGGAAACTTATCAACCTACTCTAATTGAAACTGAAGTTCATTTATTTTCAGATGAATTAAAAGTAGCAGGAACTTGTGATTTGGTATGTGAAATTAATGGAGAACTATGGATTATAGATTTTAAAACTTCTAATCAATTATCTACTACTTATGATCTTCAAACTGCAGTTTATGGTAAATGTTATGAAGAATGTTTTGGAAAAAAGATAGATCGTTATGGGATTCTTTGGTTAAAATCTACTAAACGTACATTTAATAAAGAAAAAATGACTGGTAAAGGATGGGAAGTATATGAATCTAAAAGAAGCCAAGAAGATAATCTTAAATTATTTCAAGCTGTTAAAACCTTATTTGATATAGAAAACCCTAATTCAGCCCCTATACTTACTGAGTTTAAAACTTCTGTGAAGAGAAATTTGTAAATCTTCTAAAATTTTCATATATTTATCAATATAAACCAAAAAAAACAATGAAAAAATCAGAACTAAGACAACTTATTAGAGAAGAAATCTCTAAAGTAAAAGAAGTTGAACATATGGGAGATTGGAATATGGTAGATTTTATTAATGAGGGAGAAGTATACCTTTTTGATGAAATAGGTGAGCCTTTAACAAAACTCGGCGATTCTATTGATGCTTTGCTCAAAGATGCCGACTTGATACAAGACCCAAAGTGGGTAACTGCTTTGAAAAGCATACAAACGCAGTTTAACAAACTAGAAGGCGTAATTACAAAAGCTGATAGCAAACTTGGAGTTATCCCAATGAATTTGATGTAAAAGATTTTGATAAATTTGATGAAATAGTTAAGTCTAAATCTAATCCTACATTACAAGATGTTTCTGAATTAGTTGATTTAAAAAATAAAGATTTAAGTTTTTATGGTTGTTATGTTTTAGATATCAAACCAAATGAAATAATTAAAATTTCAAAACACAATTAAATTATAGACCGGGGTACTAGGAAGATTGGAGGTTTTAAAACTTTTCATATATTTATCAATATAAACCAAAAAAAAATAATGAAAAAATCAGAATTAAGACAAATTATTAGAGAAGAAATCTCTAAAATTAAATCTCTAAATGAAAACTATGAGATAAAAAGAGAAGTAATAGAAGGTGCTCCTACAGTAACAC